GCCGCTGTAGTTCGCGCTGTCCTGGACGATCGTGGCGATACGAACTTCGCGGTTGAACGCGATGCCCTCGTTGACGCTCTCGACGAGATCGATCATCTCGTTCAGGGGCGCGTCCTCGTTCGCCAGGGTCTCGAGATCCAGGAAGTCCTGTAGACCGTAGTCCTTGACCGAGTAGTTATCGGTCGAGCGAGTCTCGTTGAGCTCGTTGGCTCGGCCTCGGGTGCTCAGCGCATCGTCCGGGAACGCGAACCGGTCACGCTTGGTGTAGGTCGCGAACTTGTCGGAACGCTTGCTCACCGAGACCGCGGGCATCAGGCGCTCGCCAATGTACTCGTCGTTGGCGTACATGACGCTGAACGTCGAGAGCAGCGTGTCCACGTGCACCGCGGCGGGCGTCACGCCCTTGAACCTGCCGATGCCGAATGCTCGAGCAAGCGACTCGTTGGCGGCAACGGCCTTGATCTGCTCGGCTGGCGTTTTGCCGTCGAGCAGGTTGCGGACGTTGTCGATCCATTTCTCGTAGCGAACGCCCTTGGCGGTGCGCTGAACCGGGAGAGTGTGATCCATGGCTTTTTCCTATGTTTTCGTGCCGAAGATCACTCTTCGGTGAGGTAGTGCCGGCAGAGCGCGAGGCCGACGATGTCGCCGCTCGATCCGGATTGGGTGAAGTAGCCGGGCGACCAGACAACGACCGGAGTCGATGCCGTGGCAGTCGGCGTGCAGTCGCCAACGAGGCCACCGCTGGCCGCGTACTTGGCGCTCTGGCCGCGAGTAGCGGTGCCGCCGGTCTTTACCGGGACCACGCCACCGCCGCCCAATAGAGCGATCGTGACCTTGTCGCCGGCCGCGCCAGCAGTGACGCCAGTGTAGCCGCCGATGGCTACCACGATGCCGATCGGGAGATCGGTCGTAGCGGCGCAGGGCTGGCATTCGTGATCGGCGTTGCCGTCTTTCACCATGCAGCCAACGGTGACTGTCGTGCTGGTCTCGACAGTGCGAGTAACCAGCGTGCATTCTTCGAGTGAGGAATCAGGGCGAGTTGCCATGTTCGTGTCCTTTCAAAGCGCCTTGACGCTCAGAGGCCCTTCATCGCTTCGGACGCGATGTCCGCGCCCGCGCTGGAGTTCGTGAGTTCAGCCGCGGGCGGATTGACGCCGCTGCGGTCGATGGTCTTGACGCTCTCGGTGAGCGCGATGTCCGGGCGCTTCTCGAGCAGCTTCTGCACGCGCTCGAGCCCGAGGTCTTTGACCAGGGCGTCGAGTTCTTCGCGCTCCGCCGGGGCAAACTTCTTACCCTGCAAGCCGTCGAGTACGCTCTTGGCTTCGGAGCTCTTGGCGGTCGCAAGCTCTGCGTTTGCCTTGTCGAGGTCGGCCGTGAGCTTGGCGCTCAGGGTCTTCTCGGCGATGATGTCGGCCTTGAGCTGCTTGAGCTCGGCCTCGAGCTTGTCTGCACGAGCGCCGGCTTCTTGAGCCTTGGCGTCGGCGACACCTTTTGCGGTCAGCGCATCTTGCAGCGCCTTCTCTTGTTCGGTCATGTTGCTGTCCTTTCCGCTATCCGCGGTTTTGCTGGCCGCGGCGCGGCCGAGGTTTTCTCGTTCCCAAGCGATCGACTTGGCGACCGCGTCGGGGTTCGATGGGATCGGGACGACGCTGATTTCGAAGAGCTCGTTGCCCTTGAGTCGGAATCGCTTCTTTCCGTCCACCGTTTCAGACACGGAGTCGCCTGGCCTGAAGCCAATCGATACGGCGCGCAGGATCTTTTCCTGCATGAGCCGAAAGACTTGCTCAGCGAGCGGGTTCGCTTCAGCCGACGCGAACACGAGCCGCGCCTCGAGCTGGCCGCCCTTGATGCTGACGCTTTCCGCTCGCCCAATCGGAAGGAAGTCCTTCGCGGTCGAGCCGTCGAACATCCCGAACGCGTTGTGATTCCACAAGACGACCGGGTTTTTTTCGAAGCGCTTGAGGTCGAAGTCCTGCTCGACGATGTCGCCGTGTGCGTCTAGTGACGCGGTCGACGCGATCACGTCTACCGAGCGCTGCGCCTGATCAACAGAGCGGCACTCGATATCGAGCGACCGGCGTACGATGCCGTCCCACTCACGCCGCTCAGGCTGTGTGGCTTGCGTTGCCATTCTGTGTTTGCGTCTTCAGGCGGCTTCGTTTTGAGCCGGCTTTGGGGGCTGATTCGGGTCGCTTGCGTTCGGGTCGGGCTGCGCATCGGACTGACCGATCACTTCCTCGTCGTCCTTCGGCTCCGGTGCGCCAATCTCGTCGCGCACCCACTTGGCGCCGATGCGAACCTTGGCGTTTGCGAGCTTCTCGACCGCCGAAGCGAATGCGAGCTGGTCGGTGGCTTCGTCCGTTTGGAACCACGGGACCGGCGTAACCGCCGAGTCGCTGATGTTCAGAGCGACCGCATGCGCGAACATCTGATATCGGAGCACCGCAGCAACCGCCACAGCGTCGCGCTCTCGGATGTCGAGACGAATGTTGTCGCGGGTCTGCGTCGAGGCGCGGTCACCGTTCGGCGATGCCTCGATGCTGGTAGTCTGACCGAGCACCGCCTTCGACATCTCACGACCGAGGGCGTCGAAGAGTTCGCGGTGTGTGCCCGTGCTCGCGCTCTGATTGTTCTTCGGCCACTCGACGGCGAGTTCGGTATTCTCTGGAACAACGCCAACGCCCGAGGCGCCGATGTTCTCGAGTGCAGCCACCAGCCGATCGATCTCAGTCTGGTGCGTGCCGGTCTTATACTTGCCGATCCGCCAGGGCTTCCAACCAACCTCGCCAAGAGCGATCCAGTCGCGCAAGGTCCAGTTGCGGAAGAGCGCGGCCCAAACGAGCACGCGCATGAGACCCTCACGGGCCGGGACATCGCCGACGATTCGGCGCTGAATCTGAACAATCCTGCCCGGATTGTCCCCGAGAAGGTCGATTTCTACCGGGTTATTGCGGGGCGCGTACCGAAGCCGCCCATCCGCAATCGAGAACACGAAATCGCGGGGCGCGATCGGTTCCGCCCGATACGGCAGAAGGTATCCGTCCGAGGTCTTCCGCCAAAAGATTTCCGCAGTGGCGTGGCCCGTCGCGTAGGCCGAGGTCAGGTGCTCGACCAGCGTCGGCCAGTTCTCGAACTCGCCCACGATGCGGGTGCAGAGCTCGACGGCCTTCTTGTCCTTCAGGCGTGAGCCCTCGGGTGCAACGAACGCGACGTCGCAAAGGGCAACGGCGCTATCGCGGGTGCTCGTGCAGGACTGGAGGTGCCCGTCCTTCTGCTTCGACTCGTTGTAGAGGTCGATCAGGCGATAAGGACGGCCCGCATCAGCTTCGGCAAGGATCCAAGAAACGTCGCGCGGAGTGAGCCCGCCGCCGATGCGCTGAAACTGCTCGTAAAGCGGCTTCTCGCGGACTACCGGGACGGTTGTTGAAAGCTTCGATGCGACCGGGGCGCGCTTGAACCAAGAGAAAATTCCCACACGTCAGGCCCTCAGTAGCCGGCGTAAACGGTGATTGAGTCGCTGCCCGTTGACCACACGCGGGTCACCTGCATGGGGTGCCAAACGCCTGCCGAAAGGCTCGGCAGCGTGACCGTGGTGCCGCCAGCGAAGGTGACCTTGAGCACCCCGGCGGTCGAAAGGAGCAGAGCGCGCGTCGCACCTTCGGGAATGTCTACGCTGTCGGACTTGGTGACCGCGGCCGCGTTGTAGACGCCATCCTGGATATTGGTCGGGCGTGCCGTGTTGAGGGCCGTCATCGATCACTCGTAGATGGTGAGGTCGGCGGTCGAGTCGTTGAAGATGCGATAGGGGTAGGCGCCGAGCGTCTGAGCAACAGCCAGCGCGACCGTGTCCTCGCCCGTCTCCGCGTCGGGAGTGCCGTATGCGACGTGCACGTTCGCGGCTGACGTAGCAACCACCGTCCAGCGCTTCAGGTTTCCGTTTCCGTCCGAGCCCGGGCCGATGTCGGTCCAGCCGAACGAAAGCGCGCCATCATCGTCCGCTTGCTGCGGAATCAGGATTTCACTCAGGGTCTCGAGCGGGCCGTCTGCGGTGACCGTGACATCGCCGTCCGCGGTCGTAATCGTGGCCTCACGAACCACGTCAACGCCCATGTAGGTCCCAACGAATTGAATCGGGTCCGTGGCGTTGAATGCGCCGGCACTGTCGTCGGCCGTGACGGTAGGCCACGCGGCAAAGCCCGTGAAATCGCCGAAGCCTGGGGCCTCGGGATTGGCGCCGTCCGCGATGGTGTGGTTGGTGCAATCGACCGTGGTCGCGTCGGTGTCGACCGTTGCGATCGGTGTCGAGACGATGCCGTCCGCATCATCGAAGTCACCGGACTCGAAGCTCATGCTGCGGCTTGCTAGAACTGCTGCTGTTGCGCTCATCCAAACACCGCCGCCTTGCTCGGGGATCAGTCCGCCGGACTGGTCTTCCTCGTTGAAAAAGTAGAGAGCGTGATCCTCGAAGACGAACGCCACCATGCCGTGGGCTCGCTTCTGAGGCGCGAGGGCTTGCAGATCGGAACGCGTCAGAAACGCACCGCCAAAGCGGGCGCTGAGGAGTTGCTCCTCCTGGGTTCCGATGCTGAGGACGCCTTCGTTTCCGTTCATGAAAAACTCAACCGAATCCGCGGCCACCGGCGCCATTCCAGCGCGAGACCGACGTGGTTACCGGCTGATCAGGAATCAGTGAGTTTCCCGAAAGCCAATTGTGGGCAGCCGCCAGCGCGTCGACTTGGTCGTCGTGCCGGTCTTTGATGCCCGTGAATGCGTGAAGCTCTTGCAAGAACGGCTCGAGCCATCCCGGTCGCCGTCCCGGAAGCTTGATCCGCCGCGTGTTCCAGGCCGCCGAAGACGGCAGAGCGCGCGTGAACTTGTTCCC